TCCAACATAGGTAAGGGCAAGGTTTCCTCTTGGGTCTTCAAGTCCTTTGCGCAAGCCTGCAACTGAGAATGATTGGCAGGGAGTTCCTCCAACGAGAATGTCAATTGATTCATTTAGTTTCCAATCTTTAAATTTAGTCATATCCCCAAGATTAGGGACTTCTTTATAATGATGAGCCAATACTGCTGATGGGAATGGCTCGATTTCAGAAAATGCAACAGGTTGCCACCCTAACGAGTGCCAAGCAACCGATGCCGCCTCTACTCCACTACATACACTTAGGTATTTCATATCACCTCTCTATTAAAGATAAACAACAATGTACACAACTGCACAGACACAAGTATACAACGCAATTCCAGTCAGTAGCAATGATTTCATTTTAGTAACTTCCCTTCAATTTCACTGATTAACTCCAAGGCATACTCTCGCCATTGTTTGTCATGGTCAGATGACCACTCATCGATTAAAGTGATAACATCAAACACAACAGAGTTAGTGGTTTGAACATCGTCCGCAACGGTTTCTAGTTTGATTACAGTCATGATTATTTACCCTCTTTAGATTGCGCATACCAAGCAATGAATAATTCGCAACATCCTATAGCGATTTCATTTGCATCATCCCTAACAATTTTCCCGCTATCATATTGTTGATAGAGGTCATTGATAGACAAAAACAACTCATCAAGGTTATACGGTACAGGCTCAACCTCGGCAATCGGTTGAATCTTCAACGCAGCAAGATAACCTAGACAAAAATCTGCAATGGTTTTGCTTTGATAGTTTTCAATGCGGTCAGAGATTTGGATGTACTCACCGTCTATGCCACTCCCAGTCTTGCACAGGTTGAAACAGAAAGGCTTGCCCTCTTCTGGCAACTGATTTGCTGAGTATTCGTCTGCGTTCATGATGTCAAACTGCACACCGTAGTCAACAAACTCAATCGAAAGGTGTTCGCACCCTCCGCCTGTGTAAACCTCTTCCATAATAATTTTGTTCATGATTGATTCCTTATAAAAGTCCATAGTTGATTGAGTCAATAACTTTTTTGTATCCATCGTATTCACCGTATGCCATGACTTTTTGAAAGTCCGCATCCTTTACTTGTGAGTACCCGTTGTCAGGGTTAAAACCCCATTCCTTTTCTAACCGTTCCACATGATGCCAAAGGTGATTAAGTGTGTTTTCTTTATTGAATCGTTTCATGATTAAACTTCCTCCGCTTGTTTGTCTAGTTCCCAAGTAAGTTTTTCCAAATCAGAAAGACTCTTATCACCTACAGTAATTTCAATTTCTTCATTACTGTCAGGACTAACCCAAAGTGCTTGTACATCGTCCGAACCGAGACTAATAAATAAGGTAAAAGGGTAATCTTCAAGCCATAAGTAAACATGGCCCGATGTAGTATTTTCATCGGCATGACCGCTGCCAGACAAATCCATGCCAAGGTCAGATGCCTTTGTCAGGATTTTGGCAATCTTACGATAAGCATTGTTGCAAAGGTTTTCATTGATGTTCATTTTAAATCTCCAAAGTTAGGATACAACGGTATAAGTATACTACTGTTTAAAACTGATTGTCTAAAATTGCTACTAACCAAAATACATCATCTAGTTTAACCGCCTGTACGACATCATCATTCTCTAGTGCAAGAGCAGGGTCAATTAATTTTTCTACGCAAATTGCAACAAATTCATTCTGTGTCATGATTATTCCTTTATCTACTATTAATAATTTAATGCTATCGGAAAACTATTCCACTTGATACCCATGTCTTCAAGTCGCATCGCAACCGAAGTATCTAAACTCATCAGCATTGCATCCCAAAACTCAGGAGTGCCTTTCTCGCAATGACTAGCATTTTCCCAATCTACGCACTCATCAGTAACATACGACCAACCCGCAGCGACAGGTTTAAACGACTGCCATGTATCTTCAATCTGTTTCATTCTGTCGTAATACTGTTTCTCGGTTGCCATTTTGTTTCCTTTGTTTTGTTTAACTAACTTAACTACTAACCTCAATTGTCATGATTTTCAACCATTTCTCCTAATTGTATTTTCTAATCGTTCCCGGATAACGATAGTATTTGCCTATCGATGCCTGATATGTTTTATAACTAATAGTAATGATTTGGTCAGTCTTTATACTAAGGGTTTACCCTGACGAAATTGCGAACGCATACCCTCTAATACTAACCTCTCATCTCAGGCTAAAACCTCCCAAAACCTCTGTAATGCCTTCCAAATGGATTTAGTGGTTTACCCTATGCAACATTGACCGTTAGCAGTCACTAACTTTAGCCTGGCGCTGTATGTCTGTACAGTACTGTATAGGTGGACAGTATTGGGCCTGTATCAGGTAGCACTGTATAGATGTACAGTATAGGTGCATCATCGCAATACACACCTCTGATTTCATAATGTGATACAGGCTTGTATCGATTCCACAATGTGGTATAGACCAGACAGGCTTCATAATGTGGTATAGTTCCGGTATCGTTTCACATTGTGCAATGACATCGATACTGTTGTGCTAATACAACACTGTGGTATAGAAACAACGCTACAAAGTGACATAGGGGGGAGGGGGTGTTGTTGTTGTGTTAATGTTGCTGTAGGCGCTATAGCATACAAAAAGGTAAAATAGGACTATATTGCACTGCAATGTAAGTCTCTGAAATAAAAGAAGAAAAGAACCAGTATTGACAGTATTGGAAAATGCACACTCCGTAGGAGGTTAGCGGAGACCTGTATTGCTGTCATAGCCCCGCTGTAAAGCGTGCAGTCGTAGACCCCTATAGTAGCAAGGTCAATAAAATAATCCTTGACAAATCTCTGAAAATGTGCTATTATCGCCTTACAAGTTCAAAGCACACTATAACGGAATCAGGTCAGTCCCCTACGGGCGTAGTATTATAGCCCACGATGGAATAGGGGAATAACAGACGATAGTCATTCCCCTTAGCGATAGCGAGAAACAATCTACCGATAGCACTCTATAGTATTAGTAGGACTCTTTAAATTTTTGTCTTCCTTAAAGGATAAAAGACTCATGTCGGAAATTGAAAAACAAGTTGTAATTGAAGATGCGCTACCGACAGGTGATGTCGTCAAACATAAGCGCCCCAAGATTAAACGACGTGAAGTAGTAAATGGTAAACCCAAGTTAGGTCGTCCCTCCAAGGCGGCTATCGCCAAGAAGAAGAATCCCGGGGTGCTGGGTAGACCACCCGGCGATGCAGCAAGGATTGCAGAATTTAAAGCAAGGTTGTTGGCTACGGCTGGTGACAGTGTGATTACCAAGATTATTGAGACAGCACTTGCTGACGGTCATCCTGCTCAGGGTGCGATGCTCAAGTTCTGTGGAGAAAGGCTCTTACCACTGTCCAGCTTCGAGGCTAAGAGCGGCGGCGGAAGCCCTCAAATCAGTATTAACATAACAGGCATCAACAGCCCTAGTATTGAAGCAACTGAAGTAATTGAGAACGATGTTACTGATGTCGTGATTAAGGATGTAGATGAGTGAGTTAACATTCGCTCTGTTGCAATGGCAACAAAAAGTGTTTAAAGATTCCACTCGCTTTAAGGTTATTGCTGCTGGTCGTCGCTGTGGTAAGTCAAGACTATCTGCGATAACCCTATTGATTGAAGGGCTTAATTGTCCTGAAGGTTCTAGCGTGATGTATGTTGCACCAACGCTGGGACAAGCTAGAACGATTATGTGGGACTTGTTAATGGATTTAGGTAGACCTGTAATTAAGTCTGCTCACATTAACAACTTAGAGATTACGTTGGTGAACGGCAGGAAAATCCTCATTCGAGGCGCTGACAACCAAGACTCACTTCGTGGTGTGTCCTTGTCGTATCTGGTAATGGACGAAGTAGCGTTTATTAAAGCAGAGATTTGGGAACGGGTATTACGAGCTGCACTGTCGGATAAAAAAGGTAGAGCCATGTTTATTTCTACCCCTTCAGGGCGTAACCACTTCTATGAGTGGTATCAGTTAGGACAGTCAGGTTCAGACGAAGATTGGAAGTCGTGGCACTTTACCACTGCGGACAATGAAACGATTGACCCAAAAGAGATTGAAGCTGCAAAGCGTACACTGAGTTCCTTTGCGTTTAACCAAGAGTATTTGTCTTCCTTTAACAATGCTGGTTCAGGTTTATTTAAAGAAGAATGGATTAAGTTCGGTGAAGAACCAAAAGAAGGTTCATGGTACATCGCAGTAGACTGCGCTGGTTTTGATGAGATTGGTAAGAAGAATACCAATAAACGATTAGATAAAACCGCTATTGCGTGTGTAAAGGTAGATAACAGTAATGTGTGGTTTGTGGACAAGATTGAAACAGGTCGCTGGTCAACTGAAGACACAGCACTACGAATACTTAAAAACATACAAGAGTATCAGCCGCTGGCAGTAGGGATTGAGCGAGGTATCGCAAAGCAAGCGATTATGAGTCCACTGATGGACGCTATGCGAAGAATGAACTGTTACGCTCACATTGAAGAATTGACGCACGGCAACAAAAAGAAAGTAGACCGTGTGACGTGGGCTCTGCAGGGTAATTTAGAGCATGGCAGGATTGTCCTAAACGCTGAAGGTGATTTTGATTTGTTTGTCGATGAACTCCTAATGTTCCCCACACAGGGAGTACACGATGACACGGTGGATGCGTTAGCGTACATCGAGCAGTTAGTCCGCCCCAACTTCGATGCTGACGATGGTGGTGATGAGTGGGAAACTTTAGACGTAATCAGTGGTTACTAATAGGAACTAAAAATGGCTGAAATGAAAGACAACAACGAAGGCGTGCAGTGGGAACAACCTTCTGAGGCTGACAAAGAGTTAGCAGCGTTCGTTGTACAACACTGTGACCGCTGGCGTGATAGCCGTGACGAGAACTACTTAGAAGACTGGAAAGAATACGAGCGTATCTTCCGTGGTGTTTGGGCTTCTGAAGACCGTACTCGTGAGTCCGAGCGCAGTCGCTTAATCAGTCCCGCAACGCAGCAAGCAGTTGAGACTCGCCACGCTGAGATTATGGAAGCTATCTTCGGTAACGGAGAGTTCTTCGACATCAAAGACGACATCATGGACTACAACGGTAATCCAATGGATGTCCAAGCAATGCGTGCTTTACTGATGGAAGACTTAACCCGTCAAAAGATTCGTAAGTCGGTAGACCAGATTGAACTGATGGCAGAGATTTATGGTACTGGTATCGGTGAGATTATGGTTAAGACCGAGATGGAGTACATTCCGTCCACTCAGCCTATTCCGGGCAGTACGCAAGCTGCGTATGGAGTTACTGAGAAAGAATACTTTTGCGTTAAGATTAACCCAGTAAACCCTAAGAACTTCCTGATTGACCCTAACGCTACCTCGATTGAAGATGCGATGGGTGTTGCGATTGAGAAGTTTGTCTCTATTCACAAAGTGGTAGAAGGTATGGAAAGAGGTATCTATCGCAAGGTAGACATCGGACCTGCTGGAAACGATGACGACTTAGAAGTAACTCAAGAAGTAGTCCAATATCAAGATGACAAGGTTAAACTCCTCACATACTACGGATTAGTCCCAAGAGAGTACCTAGATGAGCTTGAGAACGAAGGAGACGAGGTAGTTGAGCTGTTCCCTGAGTCAAGCACTGCAGACACCTACAGCGACCTCGTAGAGGCTATTGTGGTCATTGCTAATGATGGCTTGCTTCTCAAGGCAGAGCGTAACCCCTACATGATGAAAGACCGTCCTGTAGTCGCTTACCAAGACGATACCGTTCCTAACCGCTTCTGGGGTCGTGGCACAGTAGAAAAAGCATACAATATGCAAAAGGCGATTGATGCACAGCTCCGCAGCCACCTAGACAGCTTGGCATTAACTACTGCTCCAATGATTGCAATGGACGCTACTCGTTTGCCTCGTGGTGCTAAGTTTGAAGTTCGTCCCGGCAAAGCAATCCTCACCAATGGTAATCCTGCTGAGATTATGATGCCATTCAAGTTTGGACAAACAAGCCCTGAGTCTGCTGCTACCGCAAGAGACTTTGAGCGTATGCTCCTCATGGCAACCGGTACTTTAGATAGCCAAGGCATGGTTACACAAGCAACTCGTGATTCTAGTGGTGCTGGTATGTCGATGGCTGTTTCAGGCATTATCAAGAAGTACAAGCGTACCCTGACCAACTTCCAAGAAGACTTCATGGTCCCATTGATTAAGAAGGTTGCGTTCCGCTATATGCAATTTGACCCAGAGCGTTATCCTTCTGTAGACATGAAGTTCATTCCTACCGCTACGCTGGGTATCATGGCTCGTGAATACGAACAGCAACAGCTCATTGGTCTATTACAGACTCTTGGACCTGATACTCCTGTTCTGCCAATCATCCTTAAAGGCATCATTGCTAACTCCAGCCTGTCTAATCGTGCTGAGATGGAGCAAGCCTTGACACAGATGAGCCAACCTAACCCTGAAGCACAGCAACAACAGCAGATGGCAGTGCAGATGCAGATGGAACAGGCTCAAGCAACCACCCAATCGCTCCAAGCCCGTGCAATGCGTGACCAAGCAGAAGCTCAGAAGACCGTAGTTGAGACCCAATTACTGCCTGAAGAACTCAAAGCCAAGGTTATTAGTTCACTTTCTACCAACATTGATGGTCAAAATCAAGACAATGAGTTCGAGAAGCGTGCAAGAATCGCTGATTTAATGCTCAAAGAGAAGGACATTGACAACAAAGGCAAGATTGTTGAACTGCAGATGCAGAAATCACGACAAAAGTAAAGAAAACTATTGACTTTTTAACAAAAGTGTGGTAGAATTGCAACAAAATAAGTAAGTAAACGCTTACACACATTCTCCAAAAGGACAAAGAATGATAGATAAAAAGTTACAAGAATACTACGAGAGTAGATTTTCAATGATGTCAACCCAAGGTTGGCAAGATTTAATGGAAGATGCACAGACAATGTTCAATTCGTTGAACCATGTGCTATCAATTCAGAGTTAAGCGGATTTAATGGTAAAGAAGGGACAACTGGACTTGCTTCA